GTTCCATCCAATGAATAAGGATATCAGCTTTTTCAAAGGGAGTGAAAAGAGTTGTCTCTTCCAATCCTTGCTTCAACCATTCATAGTCTTCACAGCGAAGATAATTCTCTACTGGGACATAACTGAAAAAGATGAGTGCCAATGAAAGCATAGGATGAACGCTCCGTTCCGCGACTTACTTGCGTCCTCCTCTGGGAGGAGGATGAACGTATGGTAATACTACCACAATATATTTATGCTTGTCAAGCCTTAGAGACGCTGGACACAGGTGGTGTTATTGCTAGTAGGATGTAACTGTTCCAAGATAATATCTACAGCAATCTTTGGTTCCGACTCACCACAAGTAAATATATCAAAAGCAGCTTCACCTTTCTCTGGCCAAGTATGAACAGAGATATGTGACTCAGATAATAAACACAAGGCAGTGACACCTTGAGGTTCAAACTTATGTGATGTAGTATCTAATACTTCTGCTCCACAGGCAATAGCAGAATTTTCCAAAAGATCCCTCAAAAAGAGTTCATCATCAAGAAGACGTGGCGACACGCCATATACGTCTAACAAATAATGTACGGATGCCATTTCACTTCTTTTTCTGGGGTTTACTGGGATCGTTCCATAGTTTAGGATTCACTCTACCCTCGGATTGATACCATGGAGGTTTGAAATCTTCTCTATACTTATCCCAGTAATGATCAAAGATTTCTATTTGTTTTCTTGGTTGTACAATATCATAACAAACTTTACCATCCTCAATATAAGTTACTACATAAGAATTGTATGGTAGATCTCTTGTATTGTGAGCGGCAAGGTCACAGTCACGATGTATAATTTTTATACTCATGAACGCTTACCCCATACGATTTGTGGAAAAGCTTCTTCCACAACAGCACGGGTAAGGCGGTATTTTTTGTTCAACGATTTATCCTTGGCTAAGCACACGACTTGTGCTTCATCTTCATGCAGTCCTTCTAGAAGTTGAATGAAGAGAGACTCCCTACGAATAGGAGTTAAATTAGATCCACCTTTATAGAACAGTCTTAGCTGTCGGTACTCTCTTTCGAGTACAGTATGCTCTGTTCCCTTGGGAGCGTCGTTGGGTGTAAATGGTACTTCGCCTTCAGGCAATAAACACTCAGCACTTTCATCGTAACTAGCGATCAAGATAGCACGAAGAGCATTAGTATTATGCTGCCTCAAAAGATTAACCTTTTCTGCTTTTGTTTTAGCATTGCTTACTTTTTGTAAGACTTCAGATATTAACAGTTTCATTTTTATTGAACATGGCAACGTTTACAGTAGATACATAGAACCTATCCATAAGAGCATTCAATTGATGATTATGTAGGTATTCTAAAGGTACAGTCTTTTCAAGAGTATTTAGCGAGTTGTATTCTTCTAGAATTTTATCTTGAATTTCCTCGGGAATGTAATCACAATCAATAAGATTTAAATTTCTGTAGTAGTTAGCAAGTTCTTGCTCGGTTTTACAGAAGTAAGATGGATCTTTTTCAATCCATACATTTAATTTCTTTTGACTAATTGGTTTCTGCCTAACCCCTTTGACAAAAGTATCATCAGCAGATAAGAAGTTGGGAATACCATCCGACTTGTCTCCTTTGATAACATGTTGTCTAATATATTTCCAAGGGTTTTCTGAAGTTACATATCTTTTGGTGACAGGATTATACTGTGATACACCAGGGTAACGATGAAGCTGAATGAAATCTTTATCACCCGAGAGAATTAAGATTCTTTCTTTAGGTTTTTTATTCTTACATAAGACAGCGATAACATCATCTGCTTCAGCACCATTAACTTCTACCACTTTATAGTGAAAGTGTTCTCTAATCTCATCCTTGATTTGATTCAAGAAATCAAAGATAGAAGTCCAGTTAAGACCAGACTTTTTTCTATCTTTCTTTCTAGACCATTTGTAGTACGGAAAATATTCTTTTCTCCAATAGTTTCTACTATCATAAGCAAGAACTACTTCACCATACTCTTCCCCATACTGTTGCTCGTAATTAGAAAGGTTTCTTAGAACCAAGAACCTAACTAAGTTCTCATCTAAGTGTGCTTTTTTAATTTGAGTCATCAGATTACTAATCATAATCTGATTCATATCAATAATAATCATCCTCCTCTTCTTCCTCCTCGTCAATGAATCTTACAGAGAGAAGCTCTTCATTAATAACAATTCCGTCTTCGTCATACATTTCAGGATGCATCTGAATCTGAGAGTTCTTATTGTAAAAGTTGTAAACAATGTCGTTGATAAACCATCCAGCAATTATGCCCACTATAAAGAACAAAACAGAAAAGCTACCCCAAATAAAAAGCATTGTTGGTGTTTCCATATCTTATCTCCTGGAGATTATTCTTCTGTGTTGTCTACCCTCCTCCAATTAAACTCTAAGTTAAAATAGAATTGTTTTCTTAGGAGGGTCAAGGAATGACTAAACCTAAACCCTTGAGTGTCTGGTTTATTCTTGTTCCTCCTGAGCATTAGCTCTACACCTCTATTTATGGATCTTTCTTTTGTTTTTGGATCCTTTTCGTCGCCCTGGTCGCTTATCATATTCGTAATCTTTGGCATCTTGAATAATTTTTTCTAGATAATTTGCTATCTTTCTTGCCTTTCGTTTACCAACATGTCGATAAGCTTCAAGCAATGTTTTGTTACCTCCAGAACAATAGTCTCTAAGTTCTTCTATCATACTTTCGATGTGTGATGTGGAACTAAGGAATTGGGTAGCGTCTTTTCTCTTTGCGTTAGCACCCTTAAGGTACTGATACAAATTTAAAACGTATCTATCATTCTTAAACGCTTCATCAATGGCACGTTCTACAATCCAGTTTACTTCTTCCATTACTTTCTTTTCGATACCAATCCTTTGTCTAATAAAAACTTAGCGGTCTCCACAACGCCACCAATTACTTCTCCATCTATGAGAACAAATGGAAATGATGTACGGTCTGGATACATAGAAGCAAACTCTTCACGGGGAATAGTTACTCCAACTATTGATTCTATATAGTCAAGATTAGCTCGTTGTAATAGAACTTTTAACTTTTTACAATAAGTACACCCAGGAATTGAATAAAATTCGACCTTCATAGGATTAAATCCTCAACACATAGTATACAAGGGATTGATCTGTTTGTCAATCCTCGGTGTCAAAGAAAAACATTTGCCATAGACGACAGTTCTCTTTAACTGTTCCAAAATATCCAGAGGATGAATGTATACAAGCAGCATCAAAGATTACTAATCTATTGTATACATTACCAAGGACATCGACTGGTTCGAAGTCACTACCATCTAGGTGTGGGTCTCCTGGAATTCCCTCCCACGATGCATTCCATCCTGTCTGACGATAACTTCTAGCTTTAGTGTATCTTTGCGCATACAGAGTAGTACCGTACTGGAAGGGAGCGCCTGGTGTCAAGTATAGCATACCACCCCACATCTGCTGATCACAGTGCCAGACCTGAGGTTGCCCAGAGATACACCACTGGAATCTACCATTCATTCCATGCTCCTGCCACTTAGTAATCTTCTTACCCATGATCTCTTCGAACCTTTCTTTGAGACCAGAAAACAAGAACTGTTGATGAGTCCTATTACCAATGTATCCTCTACCAATACCACCTGTATGATAGTCTTGCTTGAGAGCAAAGCTTCTTACTGAATCAGGATCCTTATAGAAACCATCAACAATCCAGACAGATTTTTGTGGAGTGGAATTTAAAACCCCAATAGGTTCGAACTTTGATACTGGTGCTGGATCAATATTGTTACCGTTGTCAAGATAAAGCATTAACTCACGATCATAACTATCGATGAAGTTATCATCGAAAATCTTATCAGTGAAATCAAAGTGCTTGTTCTCATAGTTTAAAGCATCACTGATAAGCTTATAAGATCCAAACTTATTGAGATGTTTATCTCTAAACGCTTTAAACTTTTCTCTAAAGTTAGGACCTTTCAAGTGTAACTCCATAGAAATAAATTCTACTTTGTTAGCAAGGTAGTTAATGTTTTCTTCTGAGAATACTTCATACTCTCCTCCTTCAATATCCATCTTAAGAAAATCAATTTTCTTTAAGTTGTTATCAATTAGAAACTCAAGGAAAGTCTGAGAAGTGAAGTCCTTATCAGTAATCATACCAGTCTTATCTTGTCCTTCAGAAAGAAGAGCATGGTTAACTACAACTAGATCAACTCCATTCTCTTCCGCCAGAGTATCACAATTTTTATGAATTGCTTCGACAGAAGTTTTGTTTGGTTCTACACAAATAACCTTCGAAGGTTTTTGTGCCAAGATACTATGAGTGAATGGTCCACAGCTAGCACCAAGATCAACAACCACATCTCCTTCTTGAACATCACGGAACCAACGATAGACTTTCTCCGTGTAAATCTCTCTTTGAATTTGATATACATTGTCCCAGTC